AGTTTGGAACCTTATATTTTTATCATTATCAACGTTGACTGAATTTGAAATACGCTGATTTACGAGATTAGAACCAACTGTAATAACAGCTGAGCCATTGGATGTGTAAAGAATACCATCCGCCATATTAAGAGCGAATTCACCTGCAGCGATGTATTGGGAGTTTGTGGCATATGACCCCGTTGTATTCGGGGTGCGACCAGATGTGCTGGTGCGCTTTACCTGAAAGACGTTATTGGCCAATATTGGCTCTCCTCCATCAATCGCTTATATAAGCGAGGTTAAAAGTTATCAGAAGTATTTACTTCTTTTGTTTTCTTTTTATTTAGTTTCTCAACTTGAGACTCTAATTCATTTATTTTTGTTTGAAGTTGAGAGTTAATCAATTCAGTATATTTTAATTGCGTTTCTAGGAGGATGCGAGATTTCACACCCTCCGTAACGTCGTTAAGTAATCTTTCGATGTATAAATTTACAAATTCAGGACCCATGACAATTTTCCACTTTACTTTAATTTAGATTTCAGTATAATCAGTAATGAACCAATGAAGCTATTAGATTAGAGTTGTTTGGTTCTTCCTCTTCTATAACTTTCTGGTAACTGTTCAAGCTTATTTATTCTCTTGTTCGTTTCACCGTTAGTTATCCAGATAAGATTAGAAACTGATTGAGAAATCTTACCTTTAGATTCTTCAGATTGCTTAACGCCTATCTTTTGTTCGGATATTCGACGCTTGGTTTTTTCTGTGTGAGAACCTGTAAACCCTTTGTAAAATCCTTCTTTTGCTCTCGCTTGTCGTTGACGATCTAGATAATCAGGATCAGACCAAAGTTCTTTAGATTTTTGTTTTCTCAGTTGAACTTGTGCAGGGTCTTGAAACTGTTTTTGGTTGGCTTCGCGAAGTTTTTGTTTGGTTTCTTCTGAGATTATTTTTCCTTTATTGGATTCAGAAATCCGTTGATTTCGTAAAGGAGAAGCCGATATTTTTTGTCCTACAGTCAGTTTAGATAATTCGTTAGTAGACCAATGATTTTTATTCACATTATGTAGATTATAGTATCGTTTACCAAGTTCATTCATTTTAACTAGAGCTAAAAATTCGGCTTCTAGATCAAACATTTCTTTGATGGATGTAATATTTGTTTTTAATATTCTGCGTTTAAAATCGTTAGGTCTTCTACGATATGCATCTCTCATCCAATTAGATGAACAAATATAAGAGTCTTCGATTTTACCCCAATGACATCCGATGTAATATCTTTTGTGTTTACGATCAAACCAAATATAAACAAATCCATACTTTTCCATTTAAATACTCCCTTTGAGGTTATCTCAGGGAGTATTTAGTCAAAAGTATAGTGTACTAAAAAGTTCCACCGTCTAGTGTGTCATAGACAACAGCTGTACCATTAGACTGTAGAACAAATCCAGAAGTTCCAAGAGCCAAAGCGTTAAACCCGTTGGTAGAGTTACCAAAGATCAACGAGTTATTCGCGATAGAAGATAAACCAGTACCACCATTATTGCCGCTTAATGGGGTGGATAGAGACAAGCTGTTCGCAGTAATAGAAACTGCGAGAGTTGAGTTGGCAGCAATCGTAATGTTTGTCGCATTTGCTACTAATGCGCCACCCGATCCGTAAGGTATCAAATACGATTGTAAGAAACCAGTTCTGGTATTAGAAGTCGCATCGATTGTGCCGCTTGTATTCGGATTAGTATTTGAAGCGAATACACGGAACACTGGAGAAGTGTTAGTTGATGAAGCAGCGATACGAGCGATACCAGAGTACCAAACTGCAGTAGAGTTACCAGCTGGAGAGAAGAAACCAGTATCGACAATATCAGTTGTGATATTACCTGCACCGAATTCGATAATATTATCATTAACAACCAACTGAGAAGTGTTAACAGTAACAACAGTTCCAAGAACCGCCAAGTTGCCTGAGAACGTACCGTTTCTGAACGAAATGTCAGTAGCAGTGCCAGTGATTAATGCACCAGTTACAGTTACGTTAGAAGAAATTAGAGTGTTTGTACCAGTAACATTTAGGTTCGCGCCCGAAAATGTTATGTTCGCTCCGGAGAATGCTAGGTTACCAGAAAGAACTCTAGAATCTGTATTCTGGACGTAGTTAGCAGCTGCTACAGTGCCAAGATTATTAGCATTGTTAGCAGTTAATGTTGCTACGTTAGCAGCGAGTGTGCTGTTTAACTGATAAGAAGCAGCCGCAGTTCCACCAAGGTTAAATGCGTTATTTGAACCAGTAGAGTTGGCAATTAAGTTGCCACCAATAGAAAGAGCAGTAGAGTTAATAGCAGCATTAATAGTGTTGTTACCAACGAACATTACTGTTGCGTTTTGAACTGTGCCACCACTGCCTGTTCCAATTGCGCCAGATGTATGAGAAGCTGAGTTAACAACGCCAGTTGTATAAACGCCTGAGCTATTAGCAATAGTAGCAGTGCCGTTAACCACCAAACCAGCAGAAGTAATAACTGTGTTAATTGTGTTATTACCGAGGAACATTGTTGTGGTATTTTGTACTGTACCACCTGTACCAGTACCAGTCGCACCAGCAGTAAACGAAGCAGCATTAACAGTTGCAGTTGTGAACATACCGAGCGAGTTTGCTTGCACAACAGACGCAATGTTTGCGCTTGTTGTCACATACAATGTAGCAGTATTAACTTGACCTGACACGTTTGCATAAGTTAGTAATGCACCGTTAGCAGTTGTGCTACCTAAAACTGCAGGTGATGCTAGGTTTGCAGCTAATGATGTGATGTAAGTAGCATTCACGAACAAGCCAGTTGTGTTTGCGACAACACCAGTATTTGCAAGGATATGCACACCAGTGGAGTTTACAACTTGTCCGACACCCGCTACAACGTTGATACCCGATGCATCAACAGAAGTGCCGTTTGCTTGCTTAGCCCATATACCTGTTGAGTTTGCGACGATACCGTTATTGGCTACAATGTAAAGACTTGGAGCTGTACCTTCCGCAGCAGCCACCGCGCCAGCGATACCGTTAGCAGCCGCGACAGAGGCAACGTAGTTACCGGAAGTTTGAGTACCAAGAGCAACATCACCAGACAACTGCGAAGTTGCGATAGAAATAGTAGCATCGTTTACATAGAGGCCAGTAGAGTTGGCGATAAGAGTAGAATCACCAGATGTTACGATATGAACGCCAGTAGCATTAGCAACAAGGCCAGAGTTGGCCAGAACGGCAACAGCGTCAGTGGAAACGGAAATACCGTTACCAGCAGCAACATCAATTGTTACATCGCCAGTAGTACCACCACCAGTCAAACCTGCGCCAGCTGTTACGGCAGTGATATCTGCAGTGGTAGCCGCCCAGTATGCGGTAGTGCCGTTTGAGTGAAGTACTTGACCTACGGTACCGATCGTACCGTTAACCTGAAGGCCAACGCCAGTGCCAATAACCAAACGAGTCGTATTAGCTACAACTGAAGAACCTACAGAAAGCGTAGCAGCGTTAACTGTACCAGTTGTAAATACGCCAGTTGTATTTGTAGTTACACCAGAAGTAGTAAAGGCTGTGGCGTTAACTGTGTTAGCATTGACATTGGCTGAGAATGTATGAACGTTGGTCCAAGCAAAAGTTGCGTTTACGTTTACGCCGAATTGACTAGATGAAGCCCAGTAAATACCAGTACTGTTCGAGAAAAGAATATCTCCAGCGCCGCCCGCCGCGCCATTGGCCCAGATAGAAGTAATAACAGCGTTTGCTACGATTACTTTGTCAATACCAGAGGTAGCGTTAGCAACAAGTGCTTGGTTCGCTGTTAAAGTACCTGGAACCTGAAGACCAGCGATACGAACTGAAGCGCCGTCAGCAGGATTACCGATGTAAAGTATATTACCATTGGCTGTAAACGCCAATTCACCGTTGCTCAACCCTGTAACTGTTGAGTTCGATACAGAACGCTTAATTTGAATTTTATTATTTGCCATTTGGCGAAATCTCCATCGGAACTAGAATTTTTTTTGTTATTTATATTTTAGAAGGTTCCACCGTCTAGATCGCCAGTTACATTAGATAAATCAAGTTTTTGAACCACATATGTGTCGTTTGCAGAGTTATAAACTAATGTTGCACCGTTTATTTCAGTATTAGCAGCAACATCAGTAAGTTTATCTAATCTTGAAACTCCTCCACCTATCGAGAGATTATTTTTTAAAACAACAGGCGTAGTAGTATCGATAATTCCAGCCGTTGCATTGGTTGAAATTTGTACAGTTCGTTTTCTTCCTACTACTACGTTAACCATTTTACCTTGTCACTTGAGGTGTTACAGTAACAATTCCTTCTACAATTCTAGAAACTTCGGCTCCATCGTTAATTTCAACATCATAAACATATCTACCTGCAACTAAATTAGAAGTTTGGTTAGCAGTTAAACCTAAAGTAATTACGCCAGAAGTCGTGTTTATAGTAGTGGCAAAAGTAGCCGCTGCGTTTGTAGAAGAATACCACTTTCTAATTTGTGAATTGGCAGAATAACCATTTAAATTTAGCGGATCACCGTTTTCGTCTGTAAGCGAAAGATCGGTAGAATAGGTTGAACCTTGGTCTATTACTAAATTAGCTTTTGTTGCCATTAGAAGGTTACTCTAGATATAGAAACGTTAGTGCTTGAAGGAACTGGAGTCATAAACAACTGCACGTGAGTTGCATTTGTCGTAACAGCAAAAGTACCAAGAGTATTGTTTGACACCATAATGCCATATTCAGTCGAAAATGCAGTGATCATATTATGGAAAGTAAGCACTTTTGAAGCTTGGTATCCATTAGCGTTGTTATTTTTAACTCTGATAAAGTATTCAACACCGCCGTATGTTGCCATCGGATAACTGTCAATTTCTTGCGACACAGTTCCTGTAGTTTGAATACTAGAGTTAGAAACAGGTATAACAATCGGTGCCCAAGATCCACCAGCGTTTAGGTAATAATTACCGTTAGCTATCATTTCCGAATTAGGAACATTGATAGTGACATTGGAAGTAGTATTAGCGACAACAACTGCTAAAGATGTTACAACGTTTGCTGTAAAGGTTCCAGAAATTGCTGCGTTGCCAACGGCTGTATTAGAGTTCGTTGTCACCGTGTAGTTTGACATAGCGTTTGCCAACTCATTGACTCTATTAAATACGTACTGGAATGTATTAGTATTGGATATTTGAGCTACTTCTATGGTCATCCGATTTTCTCTAAAATTTTGTGTAGTAGCGATTTAACATCAGCTACTTCACTATTTAACGTATTTACCTGACGCTTCATATCTTCCAGTTCAGCATTTTTTTGCTTGGTTCTTTTATATGCTATAAGAGCGTCGTTATTTTTATTTAAGAGAGCACCATTAGTAGTATCTCTAACAATGCCCTCTACTTCAGTTTTAATTTGAGTCATCATAATCTCACAACTGTAGCGCAATAACTCTCAAGTCGCCCACGCGAGGTGGCTTTGCTGAGTTAGTTCCAATCAGACCGATCTTAACTGAGTACTGTTTAAATCCAGCAAATACTTCACCACCGATAGAATGAGTTTCCGGAGAAGCATCAGTTCTAAAATCAGTAATGTCAATTTGAGAACCGCCTGTAGTTGACTTCAAGGTTATTGCTGTGCTGTTAGAAGTATCAATATAGTAGTAAGTATTCGCAGTCAATGGTGCAATAGGAGTGCCACCTGGAGGCACAGCGTAGAACACTTCATCGTTAGCTGCGAAAATAGTATTAGCACCAGCAATAAGGATTGCATTAGCAGAAGCGTCTACAAATGTGCTATTCACATTAAAGCTAGTTGGGTTCTTGATATATTGTATTACGCCGTTACCATTTTTATAACTTACTGGAATAGTATAATCTAGATCAACGAAGTCATCTTTATTAGCTTCAGAAGAGAAGAAGTTGTTTGCGTAATCAAGTTCAAACCACTTGTTTTCGTTAAACTGTTCACCGTCTTCATCGTTTCTAATTTTAACCCAAACCTTCACATCGCTTTGTGGTGGCTTGTAGGCAGTCAACTTAACGATCAAGTCCTCAGCGTCCTGTCCGTCAGCTAAAGTAACAGGCTTAGAGATATAACGGTTCAACAAGTTACCGCCGCTAGAGTTTGCTTCACCAGTAGTGTCATTGTTAATGATGTTATGAACAAATACCGACTGAAATCTAGAAACGTCAATAACTGGCGAAACGTAATTACTTGTTGTTGCCATTCTAGTTCTTACTCGAGCAGAACTGTTAGGGCTTGAGTTTCCAAACACCGCAAGTTCGTTAATTCTCGAAAGAACAGTTACCTCATTATTGAAGCTTGAGTAAGAATCAGGAGTTCCAGGATACCAAATTGAAGAACCAAAATAAGTATCGAAAGCGTTCAAGGCACTATTAGACAACCAACCAGCCTTATCGAAAGTACAAGTTGTTTTATTGAAGATTAAATAGTATGGCTTCAACGTTGTGGTAGAATACTTAAACTGATCGAAACCAGAAATTCTAGCTTTGTTTCCAGAGGAAGAACCGAAAATAATAGCATTCGCATAGAACTTACCATTAGTTTCGTCAATAGTCATAAAGTTGTCGTCTCTAACGTATTTTCTTAGAATACCAACACCGCTGTCCGCCAAAGTAATAGTTCCGGTAATAGACTTGCTTGTATTTGCAGAATTGAAAACGTTAAACGTTTCACCTTGAGTAAATCCGTAGTAATCAGTCAAGTAACGAGCACCAGTTATCGAAATAACGTTAGCTGCAGCGTTAGAAGTTACACCTCGAATTATGTCAGTAGCCACGATAGTGTTTGCGCCGCTTGAAGTTGCGCTTAGGTTCAAGAAGTCTGAGGTTTCAATGGTTTCACCGCTGGTAGTAAAGTCACCAGTAGCATTCGCAATATTGACAAACTCTGTTGGCTTGTTTCCTAAAATAATAGTTGCTGAACCAGCAGCAAAATTAGCTCTGTTGAAACGAACCTTCAAGTCTACGTCAGGAACCATGTCATAGTTCAAGTTATTGTTTGTAGTAAACAAAGTACCTGTTAGCTGACGACCAGTAACCTGTTTCTTTGTTAGAATATCAGTTTCACCAAGTCTAGAAACCCAGAAGTAGTAGTCAGGGTTTAGACCTTCAGTGTGGATAACGAAAGCGTACTGAGTGTCGTTTAGCAAGAATACTGGTGATGGGAAAGTAATTCTTGTTGCGTTAGAAGTTTCTGTAGCAGCGGCACCATTCCATTCTTTAACTTCTGAAGATCTTAACCATACTTCAGAGTATGGAACTTGAGTTCTAGTAATACCACCTGCTGAATCCATTTCACGAATTTCAAACCAAACGCCAAGAGTTGGGTGCTTGTTTTCAACCCAAACGTCAACAGAAGTTAAGAATACGCCATCTTCTTCTCTTGGAACATCAACCTTGAAGCTGTACGCCATACAAGATGGACCCATGACTTCAACTTGTTGCTTTGTTCTAGTTTCTGTAATAACTTCAGTTTTGATTACAGGTGTTTGAGTCGACATAATAGTGTTTTGCTTTTGCACAGAAAGACCACTAGAAGTCCAGTAACCCTTAGCATAAGAAGTGGCATCGATAGCATTGGTTGGCGAGTCAGTTATAATAACTTCTTTAGTTCCTGTGCGGAATCTCTTGCCAGTTTCTGGAAGAGTAAGATAACCAAACAATTCACCATATTCATCAGAACGCCATACTGAACCTATTGCTTGTGAAGCAATAGGAGTTATTGAAGTTGTTACTGAACCAACAGTAACAGCAGTAGCTGGTTTTCTTCTTCTTGTTAAATTTGATTTAGTTATAACAGAAGGGCTGAACACACCAGTTGGACCACCGCCGTTTGTTGGAACAGCAGTTGGAGAAATATAAGCAGACATATTTTCGCCATCAAAGTACAAGTAATACTTTGTATTAGCCTTCATGCCCTTAGCATAAACCATGATAGTTTGTGGTCTGATATAAGGTTGAATGCTAACATCAGTTACGAAATTACCAAGGGTCTCAGTTTCAGTTTCAACATTAACTGTTGTTACTAAACCAGTTCTTTGTTCGCTACTAACTGTTTGAATAAGAGCGCGATTGTCAGTGCCCTTTTTAGAACGTGTTCCGTTACTATTATAGTAAGGTGTTTTACCAGTTGCTGCTACGGCTGCAGCATAGCTGGTGTATGATCCAAGGAATTTGTTTGGATCAATGGTGCCACTACGGTCGCCATAATTACGATCATATACGTTATAACCAACCGCATAAGTTTCCCATGAACCCCACTCAGTAGTCATGCTGTTAGAAATAGGAATTTCATTACCAAATACAATAGTTTTATCTACAGTAGTTGAGTCGCACCAAACGTCACTGTCTGGATTAAACTGAATAGTGCCGATAAATCTGAAAACGCCCTGTTCAATATTTCTAATAGTCGTAACGTTTTTATTTTCAAGAAGAGTAACTTGAGTGTATGGTAGTGTAATTAAACTACCAGTTTTTTGGTAGTTGGAAGATCCTGATGACTCGATATCATACATAAACGAGTCCATCTTAAAGAACGGTCTAATAACTTGTTCTATCTTGTCTACAGAAACTTTATAATCACGATTGCTTGTATCACCAAGAGAGTGATCAAGGAAACCGTCAACGAAAAATCCGTTCTTAAATCTATCTAAACCAGTGCTGTCTACGATTTTAAGATCTACTGCGCTTTTTTCTAGCATAGTTAGAGCGTTGTAGTACTCAAGGTTTTCAATACGGTTCTTTAAAACGCCGATATCGCGCATAGTGTAACGAATATTTGCAATTTTACGAACAGAACAAGCGATTTTAGGCTTATTGATAATACGAGCTAGAGTTTCTGAAATTGATGGGAACGGAGGAACAATAATGTTAGCGATACCCATTACATTGTCAGGCACGTTTGGTGAAATAGGAGTTATTCCTGGCTCGCCTTTAATAACATTAAACTCGCCGTTTCTATCGAGAGTGACAATATCTTTTCTTGCAAGATAGAAAGAGTAGTCAACATTAATGTCACTATCAGGAGCAGCTAATCTCAAACCATCAGTATCAACGATAAAGCTGGTAGTTGTAGCAGGGTTAACTGATGCTGCTGTTACTTCAGTTGTGTTAAGAGCAGTTGCTTGTTTAACAGGTCTAAAATCTAAAACGTCTCTTAAAGAATATTCAACGCCCGAGGTAGAGATGTAAGAAGGAATTTCGTATGTGAACAACGTACCGCTTGAAACAGTATTGTCATTTACAGGATATGAATCGACAGAGAAGTAACCAAATCCTCCTGAGTAGTCAGGAACAAAGTGATCAAATTCAATCAATAAGTTTTTGTTAGATAAATCTTGACTACCGATATAGATTATTCTAGAGTGATCGTAGTAATTGTCTCTTTGTCCGTTATCAAGTACAAAGCTTGATGTTACGTTTGAGCTTGAACCTGTGCCTTCTGCGTTTGCAAATGTAGTAGTATCCATTCTAATAGAACGGATCTTATAAACGTCAGAAACACCTAAGTTGAAAGGACCAGTTGCACTTGTTGCGGTATTGGTTTGTATTTGGACGTATCTATTTGATCTAAGAATTTTCTTAATTTCAGCTGCAGTGTTGCGCTCAACACGATAAGTTAACTTTGCTGAAACAGTGGAAGGAACAACGTTGGTAGTTACTTCTTTAAAGTCAATAGTCAAAGTTCCGCTTGAAACATTAGCTGTGCGAACTGCGCCTGTGCTACCATTGGCAGTAAGGTCGATAATATCACCAGCAAGCATAGACTTGAAGAAAATATTAGCAGTAAAACTTTGCACGTTTGAAGAATTAGCAGAAACTTGTAAACTGGTAGCGTTCGTAATTGCGCTAATGTAATACGTATTGGAGAAAACCTGTAAACGATCGCCAACAGACAATTTGGTAAAATCAGTAGCAACGCCAGTAAATACGTTTGAAGTTGTTGTTGAAATTGTTCCTGAAAGCTGAACCAAAGTGTTAGCGTTTAGAGAAACGATAATTTCTCTTTTTTCGGCGCTAGATAAATTACCTTCTGTGTATCCAAGAGATTCATCAGTTGTAACAACAGAAGCTGTAATCGTTGCAGGTATAGTTAAGGCAGCAGTTTTATTTTCAGATCTTATGAACTGGTAGTTAGTATCGACTGAGCCTGTATTGCTTCTAACTGTTTTGATATTGCTTGCGCCGATAGGGAATAACAACAGGTTATTGTTATTTTCGTTAAATACTACTGTGTCGAGCACCGCATCTTCATTGGTATCAACCATAATAATGTCAGCAAAGAAACGATTTGAAGCTGAAGTGCTTACGATAGCACGAGCATCAGTAAAAATATAACCTGGTAACATAATAAAATCGTAAAGATAAACTCTCATCTGAGCATCTACACGACCTAAAGTTCCAGACTCATATATCATAGCTTTCATACGAGCAGTGCCAATTACCGTACCAGTTGGCGCAGGTAAATTTCCTGTTCTTGAAGTAATTCTTGTTTGTGCAGTATCGTATAAATCTACGATAAATCCTTTATCGTGATCGACAGATCCAGAAACTTCTTTAACAAGGAAATAACCACCAGTTCTTGCATTTACAAGCTGGTTGTTAACAAAATTAAAATCTGTAGACTTATCTGTAATAATGTGCTGAGTTATTAACTTATTGATCTCATAACCTTTGACATAAGCTGTTCCAGGCTCAATGTCAATAGACAATTTAGTAGAATCACCGCCTTCGTTGGCAGTTAATAAACCTTCGTTTACTCCTGTGTCAAGATACTCTCTTGTTCTAGAATTAAATCCACGAACATAATAGTCGCCCGATTCATCAAAAGTGCGCTTTGCTAATTCGTCGTAAAGTCTGGCGTACTGACTTCTTTCATTGGTTGACTCGATAACACCGTTTAAGATATTCATGAAGACAATAAAGTTTTCGTCGTCAGAACCTGTCTTATAATCGATAACGCTTAGAACACCTTCAACCTTGTATCTGTGCGCACCTGGAGCATTTTCGTTTGAAGTTCCAAGAGCATTATCATTCAATGTGTCATCAGTAAGCTCAGTTACAAAGCTTTCAACAACTTGAAGACCGATAGTTTTGGTTGGGGTTGCGTTGTAGTTTTCAACGATAACTGTTTGTGCAGGAAAAGCAAGGAAGTATCCCTTTGAAAACA